TCTTCATAAAAAGAGATTCAACCGGTCGCAATTCTAAGATTCCTCTTTTTGGATTTTTTTCATCAATGATAACATGGAAATATATGCGTCCATCTACATACCATTTACGAAATAGGTTTTCTCCTGTTTTATTAAATTTATAAAGTGATAATACATTATCAAATTCTTCAGCAATTTTCTTCTTAATGCTATCTGGTTGTTCTAAATCATTGAGAACAAGATCGGCAGGAGCACCATTATTAGCTGAAGCAATAGCAGCATCTACAATATCACTAATAGCCGAATCACATTCTGGCTGTTGTGCTGCTTCTCTATATTTAATTATTAAATCTCTATCATTAGATGATGCTGTACCATCCAAATCAACATATTGCCCGTAATATCCACCAGCTGCTACTGTGGCTGATACACCATCATCTTCTGGTTTTGGAGCAAATGATATTACTTCTTTTTCTTTTTTAACTTCTTTTGAAGCTATCTTTTTAGTAATCTGATATCCAAATAATTCCATATAGTTTATTTATATAAAAAATCCCGCTAAGGTTTTTAAGCCCTAGCGGGATAGTTCATTTATTCTTATAAGTTAGCTTGTAATTCCTTCGTCTGCGCCGCCTGTACCAGTTGTCCAATATTGATAAGCAAACTCAACTGTGAATTCTTCAATTGCGTCATTAGCATCATAGCTAAGATCAATAGCAGAGATATTCACTGGGAATGCTCCTACAATTTTGTAGTTTTTAGTTGGATTACCTTTTCTGTCGAGCTGTACAACATTTAACTGCACTTGATAGGCGGATGGATCTAGTTCACCAGTATTATTTGCATGTGCATTAATATCGTTCATCCAAGCTTCGAATTCGCCTCGAAGTTTGCTATCATTGTCATTGAAAACAGTAATTGTCCAGTTTTCGAATGTACGGTCACCCGCAACCTTCAACTGACGACCGCGATACGGTACATCAATTTGTGCTATAACACTTGCGGGCAGCTGAGCGCCTTTACACATAAATTCCAATAACCTTCCTGAATCAATGCCACCTGTTATATCAACTTGAAAGAGATTGGCGCGAGCGCCTCCTCCGATTAGTTTTGATTTAAAATCATCTACGTTACTCATAATAGTTATTTCCTTTCTTTATTTATAATTATTTACCAACGATTTCACTGAAATCAACTCCTGTGCGAGTAGCAATGAAGTTAAGAGTGATGAAATTAATCGAACGAGCTGGTTTAATGTAGATGTCAGCAACAAAACGGTTAGTGTCAATCACTTCACCAGTATTGTTAGTTTCATCACATACAACCAAGAAGTCAGTAATACCACGACGACCTTTAACATCCCGTAGGAAAGGCTCTGTCATATTTCTGAACATCGCACGAGTGAATTCATCATTCAGTTCGAACAATTGATACTTAGCAGCAGTTGCAATCGCTTTTTCAAGAACGATAAACAATCTACGAACGTTGATACGGTCGAAAGCACTTGGCTTTGCTTGAGCAGTCTTATCACCGAAGAGCAAGATACCTTGTCCAGGGAATGATACGATTGGATTAATACCAGCTTTATAGAGTTCGTCTCTTTCAGCTTGTTTAGGATTAAACGCAAGTTTAGTAACGCCTAATAGACCTCCACGATTGTAACCAGCAGGCGAGAACCAAGGCTCTGCAAGATCATCTGTCTTAGCACAAAGACCAGCCATATGACCAGAAGCAGGAATCCAAACGTAATTATCAGCATACTTATTGTATACGTATAACGCAGTTGAATCAAATACTGCATATGAACCTTCAATACCTCTTGGCAATCCACCGATTGATTTTGTAACAGCATCCAAAGGATTATTACCAGTAGAAGCAGAAATCGGTGGTGAAACAAATGCTACTGCATCCTTACGAGATGAAGCAACTGTCATCAAGTAATTAGAAACAGTGTTTCCGCTTACTTCGTTTTGCGCAAAGAGAAGATTAACATCAACTGTTTCTGCATCGGCTAGAACATCCAAACCAGCATTAATATCTCCTGCTTCAGCAATACCAGCTTCAGTAACATCAGCACCATCACTAAATTCATATGGCGTTGAGCTACCAACTGTTGGTCGGGCAATATAGATGTAATTTGAATTTGCATTAATAACATCTTGATAGTTGTTATTTGAACCATCCGCAGCTGTTGCTCCAGCGTCACGCTCTAAGAATGCCCATTTTTCAAGTTCTGCACCTTTTGTTCCAGTAATCAAACCTTCTTTATCGTATACAATAACGTGAACAAATGTCTTACCATCATCTGGATTATCAAAACCTTCAACAGTTGGTTGTGGTACAGGTGCACCATCGAAGTTTCCTTGAATATGTGTTGGTGTATCAGACCATGAAGCGGCGTCAATGATATACACTCCAAGAGAATTACCAAGCTCACCAGGGTATTTTGCAAAAAGCAAACCAGGAAGAGATTCGTTAGTAATTGTAGAATACATCAATTCGAATGCTTCCTCATTTGCAATAAATGCACCAGATCTAAATTCGGTTTCTTGTTCGTCGAAAGTAAAGTTGCTAGCATCAACGCTAACTGCATTACCAGCAACGCCGTCAGGACTAATACCTACAGTTGTGTTAGCAATTACATATCCAGAACCATCCGCAGTAGAAGCAATAGCCGCGATCTCGTATGCAGGATCGACAAATAGTCCGTCAACTACATCACCGTTCGCACGAAACACTTTAAGATCATTTACTGAAGCAGGAAATGTATCAAACAATGAAACGTCAGGAGTACCTGCAGCAATTGCAAATTCAGGTGTTCCAGAATTATTCGTTACGCTAATTGTAAAGGAAGGAGAAGTATCATCACCACTTGTTGTATAAACTGTAAGAATTTCACCATCGAAGAAATCTCCAGCTGGAGAAGCACCTGCAGCAGTTGATGTAAATGATACAGCAGTACCAGTTAAAGCTACATCAGTAACGTTAACGTCAGGAGATGCAACAGTATCAGTAACTGTAATTGCGCCAGTAGGATCTGCAGGAACATAAATTCCAAGACCTGGAATATCAGTTGTTACAGCACCAGATGCTACATCGAATGATACACTTTCGCCTTGTACTGTAATAGTATGAGAACCATCGCTCAACGTAGTTGGATCAATTGCAGTCAATTGATAACCAGTAGCAGTTGTTATGGCATTAATATCAAAGCGTGGTTCAATAACTGCTTCACTACCTTCACCATCAGTTTCAACGATGTGAAGACCAGTTGTAGCAGTAATATTAGTGCTAAATTCAGTTGGAACAGAATTGAGTGTTATGCCCTCAATACCTCCGTTAAGAACTTCGTGTACACCAGCCCAGGCATTAAGCAAGCCGCTGCTCTCGCTCCCGGCTCGAACAACCTTTAATGCATTACCATACTTCAAGAATGAAGCAGCAGTCAAAAAAGATTGTGTGTGTGCGGCGTCTGGTGAACCAAATTTACTAGCAAGCTCTTTTTCAGAACTTACAAGACCAATTTCGTTTACAGGACCCCAACGAAAATACCCAGAATAACCACCAATAGAGGTAGATACTGCAGGTATTACATTAGTTAAGTCGATTTCTTTAACCTCGACTCCAGGTGATACTTGAAAACCCATTTTGTTTTTCCTTTCAGTTAGTTTAGTTGAATAATAAGTTGCATAATAAGATGTGATTCAAATCGGTTAGATTTCTATTTATACTAATCGATATTTAGAGATTATTCCACTCATTCATAGTATCAATCATATCATCGTATACTCGCGTACTTTCAATTACATTCTTATCGTCAATAATTCCTACAGGAGTAATATCTTCTTCCATTTGTTTTACTCTATCTTCATATAATAAAGACTTTAAATCTCGATCAGACAAATCTCCGAATGCGTCAGAAGAAATAAACCATGCAAACATAACTAGATTCATAACCAAATCATCATGATTTCCAACCGAGGCTGAGTAACTATTTTTTTTGACTTCAAAAGTTGATAATTCATCAATAGTTGCACTGTCAACTATTTTTAATTTCTTTAGTTCTATAATATCTTTAAGATTCGAGCATCCTATTCTCTTTACTCGTTTGGACATCATTACACCAATACCATCTGATTTAACTGACGAAGATACAAACGTGTTTTCATATTCATAATCATAATAAACATGATTACATACAACCTGTCCAGCATCATTGTTTTCAATTATTACCATAGCATTATTGTATAAAGATGCCATTTTGACAATAATATCAGGGAAAAGCATTGGAGATACTAGATTATTCCTATATGTACAAACCTGAGAGAATCCATCATCAGCCATTTTTATAATATTAAATGTCGAGTAATCTTGGCCTCTTCCCTTTGACACATCAACTGTCATAATATATCGATAACCGTCTTTAGGTCGTTCATAAACAAACACATCATTTCGAACTTCTACTGGATTTTGTGCTTTTAACTCTAATAATGTATTTGAAGATATAAGCGTATTTGACGTACCATGAAAGGAGTTACCGAATTCTTGTTCGAATTGAAGCTCTGAAGTATTTGATACCGTTTGTTTTTTCCACTCTTCATCACGACCAGGAACATCCCACCAATCGACTCTAAATGCTTTAAACTCATTAGTACCTTGAACAGCACCTTCATATAGACGATGAAATATATTACCAACTCCATTTGCTGTAGATGTAATAATAACCTTCGTTTCTTTACCAGCCGAAACAACAGGATATGTTGAAGTATAGAATTCAGCCGCATTTTCAACGAAGGCAAATTCATCAAGGAACAGAAGATTGACAGATAGACCACGAATTGATGAACCAGATGTTGCAGCTGCAACAATCTTTGTATTATTAGCAAATGTGATATTACCCTTATTTAACGCCTTACATCCTGGCTGGAGAAAGAACGGAAGATTCTCGAGCGCAAGAGTAACGCGAGAAAGCATCTCTCTCGCTGTGGCTCCCTTATTTGCTAGAATCGCAATAGTTTTTTCTGGATGAAAGATTGCATACCATAAAATATAAATGACGGTGCTAATTGATTTACCCGATTGACGACATGCAAGAACAATAGAGAATCTATTCTCATTGAAGTGCTTGAACATCCTTTCTTGATATTCATACGGTTTAAATGGTACTAATCCGTCATCTAACGAGATTACTTTAATATACTTTTCCGCAAAGTATATCGGATCTTTCATACACTTTACATATTCAGCAACTTCCTCCTGTGAAAAGTTTTGGTTAATACCATCTCTTTTTACGAGCGGATTTCCTAAATATCCCGCTTCACCATTAACTATTGTCATTATTATTATTACTCAAAAACTTTTGTAGTTCAGTAGTAGAACCAACAAAGATTGCATTATTTGTCGTACTACCAGAAGAAGCTGATGCTTTTTGTTCTTCTGATTGCGTCAATTCTTTTCTCTTCTTTTGAAGTGTGATCAATTGATCCATCATATCAGTAGTAGTCTTAAACATACCAGCAAGAACTTCGAATGCTCTTGGATGCTCAGTCTCACTAGCAAGAGCCATCATATTATCAATAGCTTCTTCTGCCTTTTCGATTAACTCTTTAA